CGAGGCGGAAGGCCAGCCGCGATTGACCAGTTGGCCCGAACTTGCGAATGTTCGCCCAGAAGGTGAATAGGAAATCGGCCTACCGCCTTCGGTACTTGATTGGTCGAATTTCGCCGGAGCAGTTGATGCGTAGCCCTTCCCTTTCGTCCCCCGGCAAAGCCGACCAACTCATTGATATCTTTGAACGCGAGGTGGAGGTCGAATACCGGGGCGAGCGGTATCGGGTTCGAGACAATGGTTGTGCGCATCGTCTGCCCCAGAAACGGCAGAAGACCAGACCGCTTGATGACCAATGGACCTTTGGGCGGCAGGGGTTGTCGACTGGCTACATGTATCTGAGCGGCGTGCCCGTCCATCGGATCGTCTGCTGGGCTTTTCACGGCGAGCCGCCCACCGACCGTCATGTCGTTGATCACATCGACACTAACAGGGCAAACAATCGACCGGAAAACCTGCGGTGGGTCACGCGGCTGGAAAACGTCCTGCTCAACGAAATCTCTGCTCGGCGCATCGAACTGGTCTACGGCTCGATTGAAGCCTTCTTCGCTGCCCCCAACCGGGTCCAGACCGATAAGGTGTTTCCCGACATATCCTGGATGCGCACCTTGTCGAAGGACGAGGCGGCAGCCGCAAAAGCACGTTTGCAGGAATGGGCAAAGAGCGGTTCTGTCCCAAGCGGTGGCGCGCTGGGCGAGTGGCTTTATGGGACAAGAGAGCGGGCAAGCTATGAACCACCGCCGGAAGAATATGAGTCGCTGACGCCGTCTGTTGTGCAGGTCAAATGGAAGGTGCCGACAGAATTCCCTCTTTGCCCGGAGGCGGTGACAGAGGATGCGCTCGAACGCTACGGTGAAAACCTGAAGTTTGGCCGTGTTTTCGCACGAAACCATCTCTACCAGAGTTTGGTCGTGCAACATGGCATGACCGAGGACAGCCTCGTGGTCCTTACGCACGATCCTAGCGACAATGCGATCAAGGACTGGGCGGTCGCGCATGTCGGTGTCCGCGGCGAATTCTTCTACCACCGCAGCGAACACCAGTATTTTACCCTGCAGGGGGCCCTCAAGACTTTCTGTGAACTGACCGGCGACAGCTACGACGACTGCATGGACGACTACTGCTGATCGATCAGCTACCGTCGGGGAGCCGGTACACCGTCCCCCTGCCCTCGACCTTCTCTGCACCGATGGGCAGACCCAGCTTTTTCTTCAGGGCACCAGAGATCGAGCCCCTGACCGTGTGCGCCAACCATCCGGTGGCCTCGACCATCTCGTTGACCGTCGCTCCCTCGGGGCGCTGGAGCATGGCGATGATCTGCGCCTGCTTGGTGCCAGCGCGGATGGCGACGGGTTTCACGGTGGCGGTGTCGTCGGGCATCTGCATCGGTTCCGGCTTCGGCTTCGCCTTCCGCGCGCTGGCGACGGCGCTGGCCGCCAGAGGATCGATCCCGATGGCTTCCAGCCCGGCCTCGGTGGCGATCAGCGTGGTGCCGTGACCGTCGCCGGTCTCGCGCCACATCGGCTCGCCGCGGCGAAGGTTGGCCTCGACCTCCTCGAGCCAGCCGCGGGCGATCATCTTGCCGACCACCATCTTGGCGGCGGCGCCGACCAGCCCCTCGGGCAGCGGCAGGGCGAGGTTGCCCGGCCGGTTCGCGGCCCGGGACAGGATCAGGGATTGGGTGTCAGACGGGGTGGTCATCGGGGCCTCCGGGCGCTTGGGCGCGCGCAGTGCGCGCCTTCTACGGAGGCAAGCCCCGTCGTCGGACGGGGCGGCCGTTGCGCCGTGTGGGCGCGTCAGGCGGCGTGTTCGCCTTCCTTGAAGGCGCTGTCGGTGATCTGGCGCAGCAGGCCTGCGTAGTGCTTCAGTGTCCCGACGTGGCCCCAATGGATGTCGTCGGGATGGGTCTCGAAGTGGTCGTCGCTGAGGGCCTTCAGGCGCTCCAGCATGGTGTCGATCTCGACCTTGGCGGCGATGAAGGCGTCGAGGGCTTTGGAATTGTCGGTGGCGCGGCGGGTGGTCATGGCGGGGTTCCTCAAGTGAGTTGCATCGTTTCCTTGCGATGAGATTCGCTCTGCCGCGCCCTCCAATCAACTGAATACCAAGCGATATCATCAGCTTGATCGGATTATCCGCGCCATGAAAGGCATGAGCGAGCGCGAGTATGCGGCGCATTCCGGCCTGTCGCGCGGCGGGGTGCAGAAGGCGCGCAAGAACGGGCGGCTGGTGGTCCATGACGACGGGTCGATCAACGCCGCAGCCTCGGATGTGCGGCGGGCCGAGATGACGGACCCTGACCAGCAGCGCCGGTCCCTGGGTGGGGATGGGCTGGCAAGCGCCCCGGGCGACACGACCTCTTACCTCAAGGCCCGCACCGCGCTCACGGTCTACCAGGCGCAGGAACGCCAGCTTGCGATCCAGAAGAAGAAGGGCGCGCTCGTCGATCGGGCGCGCGCCGAGACGCTGGTGTTCCGACTGGCACGCGAGGCGCGGGATCACTGGGTGACCTGGCCCGGGCGGGTGGCGGCGCTGATGGCGGCCGAAATCATGGCGGAGGTGGAACGGGAGACCGGGGCATCGGTGACGATCGGCACCGCGGTGCTGCAGAGGGTGCTGGAAGCCCATGTCCGCCAACAGCTCGACGCCCTCGCCGACCTCCGGGTTTCCCTCGGATGACGATGATCTGACCGACAATGACCTGACCGAGGGTCTCGACCTCGGGTTTGACGGGGCCGAGGACCTGCTCAGGGTCTGGCGTCAGGGCCTGCGCCCCGATCCGAACCTGACGGTTTCGGAATGGGCAGATCAGCATCGCTGGCTGTCGTCGCGCGGCGCAGCCGAGCCGGGGCGTTATCGCACCGACCGCACACCCTACCTGCGCGAGATCATGGATGCGCTCTCGCCCGGCCATCCGGCGCAGCGGATCTCCTTCATGAAGGCCGCACAGGTCGGCGCAACCGAGGCCGGGAACAACTGGATCGGCTTCGTGATCCATCACGCGCCGGGCCCGATGCTGGCGGTGCTGCCGACGGTCGAGATGGCGAAGCGCTCCTCGCGCGGCCGGATCGACCCGCTGATCGCGGATAGCCCGGCTCTGCGCGAACGGGTCAGTCCGGCCCGCTCGCGCGACGCCGGCAATTCGATGCTGTCGAAGGAATTTCCCGGCGGCATCCTGGTCCTGACCGGCGCGAATTCCGCCACCGGTCTGCGCTCGATGCCCGCGCGTTATGTCTTCCTCGACGAGGTCGACGCCTATCCGGCCTCGGCCGACGAGGAGGGCGACCCGGTCACGCTGGCCGAGGCCCGCACCACCACCTTCTCGCACCGGCGCAAGGTGTTCATGGTCTCGACCCCGACGATCCGGGGGCTGAGCCGGATCGAGCGGGAGTTCGAGGCTTCCGACCAGCGGCGCTATTTCGTGCCCTGCCCGCATTGCGGAACCATGCAGTGGCTGCAGTTCGACCGGCTGCGCTGGGCAAAGCGGAAGCCCGAGACGGCGGCCTATGCTTGCGAGGGGTGCGAGCGGCCGATCGCCGAACATCACAAGACCGGGATGCTGGCCAAAGGTGAATGGCGGGCCACGGCAGTGTCCGCCGATCCACAGTCGATCGGTTTCCACCTCTCGGCCCTCTATTCGCCNNCGGCTTCCATCTCTCGGCGCTCTATTCGCCCTTGGGCTGGAAAAGCTGGGCCGAGATCGCGCGGGAATGGCTGGCGGCCCAGGGCTCGGACGAGACGCTACGCGCCGCACGCAACACGCTTCTGGGCGAGACATGGGTCGAAAGCGGCGACGCGCCGGAATGGCAGCGGCTGGCGGATCGGCGCGAAGCCTGGAAGCCCGGCACCGTGCCAGCGGGCGGGCTGTTCCTGACGGCCGGGGCCGATGTGCAGAAGGACCGCATCGAGGTCGACAGCTGGGCCTGGGGACGGGGGATGGAAAGCTGGCTCGTCGATCATGTGGTCATCCCGGGCGGGCCTGACGATCCGGCCGCCTGGGACAAGCTGGCCGCCCTCCTCGGCCGGTCCTGGCAGCACGCGAACGGCGCCTTCATCACCGTGGCGCGGCTCGGCATCGACACGGGCTACGAGGCCGCGGCCGTCTATGCCTGGTCGCGGAAACTGAGCTTCGAGCAGGTGGCACCCCTGAAAGGCCTCGAAGGGTTCAACCGCGCCGCGCCGGTCTCGGGCCCGACCTTCGTCGACGCGACCTTGGCTGGCCGCCGCCTGCGCCGCGGCGCCCGGCTGTGGTCGGTGGCCACGGCCACGTTCAAGACGGAAACTTACCGGTTTCTGCGGATCGAGCGGCCGAGTGACGAAGACCGGACTGCCGGTGTGACTGATGCCCCCGGCACCATCCACCTACCCGGCTGGGCGGACACCGAATGGCTGAAGCAGCTGGTGGCCGAAACGCTGGTGACGATCCGCAACAAGCGCGGCTTTGCCCGGCAGGAATGGCAGAAGATGCGCGAGCGGAACGAGGCGCTGGATTGCCGGGTCTATGCCCGTGCCGCGGCCTGGATCCTCGGTGCCGACCGCTGGGACGAGGCTACCTGGCGGCGGCTCGAGGCGCAGGCCGGGGTGGAGACCCGGATGCCCGCTGCCGTGCCGACCGAACCCCGGACGCCCGACCCGGCCCAGCCCAGGGCCGGAACCCTGACCACGCCGCGGCGCAAACGCCGGACTTATAC